CAAATATTCACGAGAAAATTGGAGAGCATTAGAAGACGGCAAAAATCGTTATTTTGCTGCAGCTCAACGACATATGTGGGCACTACAACGAGGAGAGACACACGATCAAGAGAGCGGATTGCCTCATGCTGCACACGCAGTATGTTGCATGATGTTTTACTATGAACTTGATTTTGTGAAATAATTTTATTTACAAAGACATTTTTTCCATATATAATTTCAATATGACTAAATTATCAACACAAACAATTGACATCTTAAAGAATTTTTCAGGCATCAACTCAAATCTTGTTGTAAAAGCGGGTGAGCCTCTTTCAACAATTTCTGCGGCAAAGAATATTATGGCAATTGCTGAAATTTCAGAATCTTTTGAAACTGGATTTGGCATCTATGACCTCAACGAATTTATCAGCATGCTTTCGTTGATGCAAGATCCTGAACTTGAATTTTCAGCTGACAGTGTAGTCTTTAAGTCTGGAAAGACAAAGGCTACCTATAGATTTGCTGATGAGAGCATTCTCACAAGTCCTAAAAATAAAATCAATATGCCAAATGCAGACTTGTCCGTAAGCATCTCGTCTGATATTTTGGCGCAAGTTCGCAAAGCAGCCGGAGTACTTGGGCATACAACCATGTCTATTCGTGGAAATGATGGAGTTGTCACACTCTCGGTTGTTGACCCTAAAAATAGCGCAGCAAATACATTTTCAGTGACATTAGATGAAGATAACTACCAAAAGGCTTCTTTTGATTTGCAGTTTTTGATTGCGAATCTTAAACTTCTTCAGGGAGACTATGCAGTAAATATATCTTCAAAACTAATCAGTCATTGGAAACATGCTAGCCAAGATGTGCAATATTATATTGCACTTGAAAATACATCTACGTTTAATAGCTAATATATAAGAATATGGAAGAACAAACTAACACACAAACTGAAGCACAAGAATCATTAGTACTCGCTGATGTCATTTTGATGCACAATATTATTGCTACTGTTTCGCGCCGCGGTGCATTTGAAGCAGCAGAAATGGAAATTGTTGGAAAGCTTTTTAATAAGCTTAAAGCATTTATTCCAAAAACAGATGAGCAACAAGAAGGCGCAGAAACTTCAAATACTTCAGAAGAAGTTGATGACGGACAAACTCAATTTGAATTTGTTCAAGACGAAGCAGCTGCCCAATAATTAACTCATAATGCTATGGCTAAAGATAGGCTTGATGGGACTGTTAGCAGCAATGCACTATATGAAATATATGCATTTCCTGGTCGTGTTTTACTGTGGCTTCAATATATGAATCCAAAGGGTGGTATGTCCGGTGTCGCAGCATCAAAGCGACGTGCTAACAGCCCCATCATGACCTTTCTTTATGCTACTGCATTTTGGGCACTTGCAGGATTCGTTGCATACGCCCATTATTTTGGTGAAAAATAAAACTATATTATGATTGACTTGACTGACCCTAAAACTAAAAAAGAATTGCTAGAAGCGGTTCAAGAGATTAGCCACGAACTTGGCAAGATGGATGATTGTCGAGATCAAATTAAAAATATCATCGATGCAGCGGCTGATGCGTTTGATATGCCAAAACCACTCATTCGAAAAGTCGCAAAATTATACCATAAAAAGAACGCAGCACAATTTGAAAATGAAACTGCGGAGATTAAACATGTTTACAAACAAATCACTTTGGTATAATATAGACTCATGAAAGATGAATATTTGTGGTGTGAAAAATACCGCCCCCAAACGATTGACGAGTGTATACTTCCAGCGGAACTAAAGCGTACGTTTAATGACCTCGTGCAAGGAGGTCAATTGCCAAACTTGCTTCTTGCTGGAACAGCAGGACTTGGTAAAACCACAGTTGCAAAAGCTCTTTGCAACATGTTGAGCCTTGACTATATACTCATCAACGGCTCTGAAGAGAGCGGAATTGATGTGCTAAGAAATAAGATCAAGCAGTTTGCATCTACTGTCTCACTCTCGGGTGGCTATAAGGTAGTTATTCTTGATGAGGCAGACTATCTAAACCCACAATCAACGATGCCTGCACTTCGTGGGTTTATCGAAGAGTTTAGTGCCAATTGCAGATTTATCTTGACTTGCAACTTTAAAAACCGAATCATCGAACCGCTTCACTCACGCTGTTCAGTAATCGAGTTTAATACCACTAAAAAATCTCTTGCATCACTTGCTGGAGATTTTATGAAGCGCTTGACCTTTATTCTCAAGACTGAAGGCATTAAGTATACCGACAAGACAATCGCAGAATTGATTATTCGTTATGCTCCTGATTGGAGACGAGTAATCAACGAGTGTCAAAGATACAGCACGAGTGGAGAAATTCCTACTGCTATCTTGGTTGGCATGAGTGACCAGAATATCTCTGAACTTGCAACTCATCTGAAGTCTAAAGATTTTAAATCGATGCGTAATTGGGTTGTTAATAACAGCAGTCTAGACAGCAGCGTAGTCTTTAGAAAGATCTATGATAATCTTTATGACTATGCAAGTCCATCGAGTATTCCTGCAGCAGTGCTTATACTTGCAGACTATAGTTATAAAGCAGCATTTGTTGCTGACAAGGAACTAAACATGGTCGCATGTCTGACCGAACTTATGAGCAGCGTTGAATGGAACAAGAACTAAAAAAGCTATCACCTTTTGACTTTATCAATTCGATCAACGGCGGTCAAAGCGGTAAAAACCTGATGCAAGGTTGCACTGCTGATGTCAGTGATTCGCTCCCTGATCCATCACGCGCTGATCGTCAGTATGTGCCATTTATGGTCAATCGTGGACTGTCGTATTTTAATGATACTGTCTTGTTTGCAAATGAGATGAATATGCATGCAAGTTTGCCAGCAAAGATGCAATATGATTTTTTGCGAGGCGCGATTCGTCCACGCAAGCGCTTTAGCAAATGGTCTAAAAAGGCAGACGACGGTGCAGACATAAAAAATATAATGTCTGAATACCAATGCAGCGCTGAAAAAGCTCGTCAATTGCTGCCACTATTTACAACAACACAACTAGAAAAACTAAAACAAAAACATGATGCCGGAGGAACAGGAAAATCAAAAAGTCGTTGAAGCAGAAATCTTAGAAGAGGTCACGCTTGATGACGGTCAAAAGCTGTCAATTGATCCTAGTAAATTTTTGCGTCGCATGATGCAAGGCGGATGGAGAACTCGTACTGGCAAAAAGAATATATCTCCTAAGCGAGTTGAAAAACGTCGCGCTAAAAACAAAGCAGCACGCCAGAGTAGAAAAGGACGATAATTCATAAAACTCGATATATTATAAATATAGTATATCGTTATTATGAATAAATCTTACCTCCCCACAGATATAGTTGAATGGTCGCCATCTCAAATGCTTGAGGTGTATCTGCATGACCCAGATGATTTTTTAAAGATTAAAGAAACTCTTTCTCGTATTGGTGTCTCATCAAAGCGTGAGACCAACGTTCTCTTTCAAAGTTGTCATATTCTTCACAAACAAGGTCGCTATTTTATAGTTCACTTTAAAGAACTCTTTATGCTCGATGGCAAACCTTCTACATTTATGTATGAAGACCAGTGTCGTCGTAATACAATAGCACTCTTACTTTCAGATTGGAATCTGCTCTCTATTGTAGATCGTGCCTCTATTGATGGCACCACTTCGTTGAAGCAGATTAAAATCATCTCTCATCGCGATAAAGCTGATTGGGACTTGCGTTCTAAATATAGCATAGGCAACGTAAAGAAAAAAGGCTAAGCATGAAGAGCTATCTAGAGTATAGTGAAGAACTCTTTCAAGAGCAGAGTGACTATTATGCTGCATTATCAGTAATTGAATCTGGTCGTCATTTAACTGAAGGCATCTTAGACACACTAACCTCTGGGGTAAAGTCTAAACTTGATTTTATAAAGTCACTTGCTGCCTATGCATCGATGAAGCTCGAAGATATTGTGTCTCTATTTAAAGACACACGAGTCTTTAGATTTTTTAATGCAATTCGATTTAACCTAAACACTCTTTGGAAATATATAAAGGCAGGATTCGCTGCCTATATTGATCTGCAAAAAGCGATTGCTGAATATGTTGCGAGTACAAAGATCGTAAAATGGACAACAGAGGCGCTGCATGGGCTAGATTCATTTTTACAAAATCATCCTAAACTTCGTCGCATAGGCGGATTTGCTGTAGCTGGTCTGCTAATCTATATCTGGTTGAATATGTCCTTTACTGGAAATGCAGATTATGACTTTGATTTTTCTGATGTGCTTCGTGCTATAGGAGGATCCTATTCACTCGGTGCACTGTTTGGAGGCACTGATGGCACACATCTGCTCATGCTATTTGCAACTGGAATCATTGGTCTAAGTTTCCCTTGGCCTGGACCAACACATGTTAAGTTTGTTGCAGCACTCATAAACGGTCTGCGAAAACTCGCGCGGTAAAGCGTGATTTTTTATAAATAGTATAAGATAAAAATATATGTGTGTAGTAGCCGTAAAATACATCAAGAAATATGGTTGGGTCGGTGCTAAAAACAGAGACCGCAATTACCCAACTTCAATCAAAGTTGTTAACTCTAACCGTGGTGGTATTCAACGCCTCTTTATTGATGATCAAACTACACGATGGACTGAAGGCGTAAATGAATATGGCCTGTCAATTATATCTGCATCTTTTAGTGTAAAGAGCGATGAGAAAGAAGGAGAAAAGGTTCTTTCAAAAAACAAAAAGAAAACTCCAATCGTCTCTCCTGACGGTCTTGCAATTCGCAATGCTCTTCGACTAAAAGACCCTAAAGCAGCAGCAAATTTCCTAATTGAAAAAGAACTTGCTGGTGCAACATTCATCTTTAACCCTGAAAAATGCTATCTTCTTGAAGGTGGATTTACAGTTAAAAAGGATGAAGCGACAAAGGAAAATCCTCGTAAGTATATCTACAATCTCAAAGAGATAACACAGGAAGAAGATCACTGTGTTCGTACAAATCATGGCATCGACCTAAAGATGCTTGGTTAT